TTTCGACTCGTACCACGAAATATCGCGGTCCTCCGACGCAGACCACGGAAAAAACATCGCATCAAAGCGGTTGTTCCCCGTCGTCGCACCATTCCATAGTTGATGAAAGAAGTTTCCGCTTCCATTCGCCGTGCTAAGACCAATGATTCGGCCTCCGACATCGGCCACTGGCTCAATGGATGCCCACGCTTCCTCTGGGTTGGGTAAAAATGCCCACTCATCAACTACAACCAGCGACGCAGACTCGCCGCGAGCAGGGTCCGACGCCGAAGGCATCGAAGAAATCTGAGAACCATTACTAAAACCCATCCTTTGCTGATGCTCAACAATCGAATCCGGGCCACGCGCCAGCATCCAATCCGGCATATGCTTGAACCCATACTTCGTCTTCTTCAGAAGCAGCACAGACTCCCGCTCTGTACGCGACAAATCAATGATGTTCTGGTCATCGTGAAAAAACGCCAACCAAAACTGGTGGGCGGCAACCAACGTCGTCCACCCAATCTGACGGGCCTTCAACGTCAACGAATAACGGTTATTAGCCCACCGCTCTAAAGCCTCAGACTGGGCATCCCGAAGATCAAATAATATTCGACCATGAGCAGGATGGGCAATATTCCAATACTTACGTAAGAAGTACGACTCATCCGCAACACAGTGTCGCCACTCCGCTTCCTGCCGAAGTTCACTCAAACGACCCATCTAATCGAACAACGACTGCAACGTCCGACCCAAACCCCAAACCGTAAAGGCAACACACGCGAACAGGGCGCACACCATCCCACACAGAATCCACTCCCTCACTGACATGACTCGCAAACCTCTGGGTCTTCCAACCCGCACTCCAAAGGTTCCTCATCGAAAAACGGGTCCAACGCAGGATGCTCACCCAACGCCTCTTCACGCACATAATACGGCACCCACTTCCCCTCATGCAACACCAAACCCGGCATATGACCCATCACTCCACCGCCCTCAAATGTCGCACCTCAGCCTCCAAAGCAGAAGCCAACTGCTCATCCGTAAAGCCCGCAATGTCCCGCTCATCATCCACAACAATCTTTTTGCGCGGAGTAAACTTCTCAATGTACTGCAAATACAAAGAAGCCGCCTTCACATCGCCATCGGAAGCCCTCTGCCAGAGCGAGTCTATGACGCTCTGAACCCGTTCCGGGTTGATGTTCAGTTCTGCTGCACGCCGGTCCCATTCTTTGATGAACCGGTGGTCGCGTTTGATGCGTCGTAGGGAGTCTTCGTGGATTTTGTTCTCGGCTGCCCACTCACGTTGTGTTCGTGGTTCGCGCTCTGGGCCTTTCAGAAGCCAGTCAAGTAACTCCTGCCAGCGGGGCGGCATGAGTTGCTCGCCTGCTTCTTCGTCCCATTGCCAGCCTCGTCCACCACCGTTTTGCGGCATTACTCTTTTTCCGCCCAGTTTTGTTTGATTAGTGTCATCATTCGTTCAGCGTCCTCTCGGTTGACGAATAGTTCTTTGACCCGGCCATCTTGAACGACGGCGTACCGTCGTATCCAATGGCCTGCGCCCATTGCGATGGTGCGTTTCTGCACTTCTACGTTTGGCTGGTTCATAGGTCTACCATAACACAAGGGTGTCCCATTCGGGCATCTGTATTTTGTATGCGAAGTATCTGTAGAAACTGTGGGACAAACCTCGCTTTTAGAGGGGGGGATGTGGTACTAAGTACAATGCCCCCGGCCCCCAGCCGGGGGCATTGATACTAAGTACCGACTAAGTACCTTATACGCGTACAAGCCACAGAGTTATATACCAATCGCGCTATAGATCCTTATCTATACATACACACGCGCGCACCGGGTACCCCCCCAAGGGGGGTACCCGGCACCGGTTCGGTGGACGGTCCAACAGGCAGGCACGTGCACGTGTTGGCTGCCCTCTGACCTGCACAAATGCTCCAGTCCCGTTGACTCTCCTAGGCATTATGCGTAGGGAGAGCGGGCTACTGGTGGCCTCTCTCAACTCTTGGATGGGAATGGGTGAGAATCGGGGGGTGGTGGCTAGGGTGCGGGACTGCGCGCGGTCCGAAGGACGGCGTATGGTCCGGTGATCCCTAGAGTTTGACAGCCTGATTCGGATATGGTTCTCTGGTTTTGGTCCGGCACCGAGCCAGACCACGGCGTCAGGAGGCGCCAACAGCCATGACACTATCACCTGAGCAGGCACGGTTCATGGGAGTTGCTATCGCAACTGCCATGAACGAGTTGGAGATTTCACTCCAGATCCCGAAGGGATCGGGAGTGATTCGGCCTAATCCGGAGCCGAAGGCTCCGAGGAAGCAGAAAGCGAAGCCGGAGGCTTCGACACCGAAGAAGTCGGAGTCTACGACTCCGAAGAAGCGGAAGACTTCTTCGAAGAAGAAGAAGGATCCGTTGGCTCCAAGGAAGTCCAAGAAGTCGGCTTCTCCGAAGCCGAAGCGGCGGACTCCGGAGGAGAACAGCCGAATCGTTCATGAAGTGAACGGCTACTTGGGAATGGCTAAGAAGGCTTCAACGCAGGCTGGTGCACGCATCTGGTTGCTGAAGGCAACCAAGGCCACCCCTTCAGGGTGGACGGCGACCCACAACCAGATTGCTAGGAAGCACGCCCTTCACTGCCCGGACATCGCTGCCTAGGCAGGAGTTACCTTCGGTAACTAGCGAGTCACCCACAATCCCTTCAGGGATTGTGGGTGGTTCGGTGGCTATTCGGCCATCAATCCTACGCATACAGGAGGTTTGCGTTATGAAGTTCCTACGGAACTTGTACAGGCATGAACTCACGTTTCGTGAGTTTCGCCGGAATATCGTCATCAATGCTATTGATGACGCTACTCCCATCGGAGTCATCGAAGACTCCGATGGGAAGCAATGGTCCCTTGCCGACTTTATGAATCATCAAGGGAAGTCCCTTGATGATTCATCTTACGGTCGGCTCTTGCGAATACTTGCGGAGGTACAGGCATGAGATTCATCGGTAATGCATTCGTCTTCCTGAAGGGAAGACGAGAGGTGCTGCATTCAGCACCCCACATCATCTACCATAACCTTCCTGAAGGTTATGGAGATGATGACATCTGCTTTGGTTGGACTGACGAGGATTACTCGCAGCCATGCAACTGTTACAACCATCCTCACGACTCATGTGAGCGCATACAATGGGAGATCAACGGCTTCCACGGTAAGGAGCCGAACTCCTGTACATGCCTGCCATGTGGTGACTACCACATGGCACCGTTGTACTGCGGTGAGACTGACACCGAACGATGTGAGTTCTGTGAACTCACATTCAACGAGCAGGTCAGTGATGGTTGGGAGGAACGAGTCGCTGAAGGCGACTCGTACTGGATCTCCAATCCGCTTCATTCGATCAATCTGATCCGAGGGATCAGATTGTTCGATGACTGGACGATTCGGTTCAGGGAGACGGCTCATGTGGCGCTGTGTGACGAGTGCACGCATGAGTTGGACGACCAGTTGCAGGCAGGCGTGACTGACGGTCACGCATTGGCTAAGGCTCTGCTCCACTAACCCCTAGTGCCTCTCCTTCCTTCCCTTGGAAGGAGAGGCACAGCCCAACTTCTATCCAACAACATGAAACCGGAGGTTTCATAATGAAATACGACGACATCGTCGAACAGGTACAAGCAACTTTTGTTGCTTGTACTGACATTGAGGAAGCGGTGCTTCCTTTCGATTCGGCAGCATTCGCTGCCTTTCAGAAACTGGCGATGGCGAACGGCAACAAGTTGCCGGTCGCTACGGATTACAACACAGGAATCTGTGTTGGGATTGGCCTCATGTACAGGCTGATGGATTCGATCCTCGTCCAGTATCAGGGCACCATGGTGCCTGTGACACATAACTCTGGCGCGCTGGAGTTCACGACGAACCCGTAGGCGCAAGAGTCCAACAAACCCCCCTCCCCTCATACTCTTTGAACGTAGTGAAAAGAGTATGAGGTGAGGGGGAGTCCCCCACCAATCAACGGAACCTTGGGAGGTTTCAGATGCGTACCTTACAGACAGAGTTGAACCGCCTTTCGGCGGTGTTCGGGACGGTGCTTCTCCCGTCCATACATGACGACCGGTTCGAGATACCGGCTCCAGTCCTTGCAGGTGTGTATGGCCTTGGCTGTACATGCTGGATGGAGGATATGACGGTGCTAAACCCGTCGAACGGATTCACCTTCGGTGAATGCGAGTGCAAGAGTCGATCCACCGATGAGCAGTCCGGGTCGTTCGTGTCCTTGCAGGACATCAGGGCTTCGGTGGTTCGGGAGATGGGTGTGCAGGGCATGACTCCTTTGGAGTACGAGGCTTGGTTCGATGCTTCTGAGGAAGCCGAATACGCTTCGACTCCTGCTTACAGGAGTTCTGGTGCACCAGAGGTTGATCTCGGTTACACCGAGATGGAAGATGAAGATTACGACGCCTACATGCAGGAGGTTGCATGATGATGACCGTGTTGATGTTTCCCCGGCGTACCGTTGGTACGCCGCTCACATACCCACGCAAGAGGTACGTCGGGGCTGATGCCCCGTTCGTAGCGGATGTGCAGACTCCCTTTGGGATTCTGCACATCCTTGAGGTTAAGGATGGGTCCGGTGTGCTGACTCGCACAGAGCCGGATCCGTTGCGTCCCCATACATCGGTTCCTCTACGGAGGATTGGGCTGAAAGGCAAGTACCGGGCATGACGGTCACATACAAGTCAGACACACATAGGGTTAGTTTCACATTCATCTTCGATGGATGTGAGGGCAGCCCGAGAGATACGATTCAAGAGATCGTTGATCTCTTGTTCGAGTCTCCGATGACCCGGAACTTGGGTCACATCATGCGTGCCACCACACGGATCGTGGCACATGAGGTCGATCAGGACGGTGGTCGGCTTATGTACGACACCGGTCCCGATGGGACCGATACCGACTACGACTGGATGCTTGCCGACGGCTACGGGGAGCATCCAGACTGGCGGGTGTGGGAGCAGGCATGAGTTCCCCCTCCCCTCTCTCTCTCTTTTGAGAGAGAGGGGAGGGGGGTTACCCCGAAACATAACCAATGCGCTGGGAGGTGCATACATGAAGATCCGCAGGAACAAGATCCGGTACGAGCAGGAGCGTGAGTCACGCATGAAGTGGCAGTTGCAGTCTGGCAGAAACCGAATCCTTGCGGATCAAGCCGAGGGCTTGATCCAAGAGAATGAAGACTTGCGTGCGGCGGTGACCCGCTTGCAGGAGAGGGTGTCCTCGTGGGAGTCGTTCTACGACTGGATGTGCGACGACGGACGCATACACGAGCATGAGTTGCCGTTGCCCTAGTGCCAGATTCCCCCTCTCCCTCTCTCTCTCTTTTGAGAGAGAGGGAGAGGGGGGTTGCCCCGATCCAATCCAATATGAAACCGGAGGTTTCAACGTGTTCCGATCCAATCTGTCCAACCTGATCTCTGATGCCCATAGGCATTCGGAGTCGCAAGCATCCGCAGGCAAGTGGAGGGCTTACTTCACTGGTCCGGGTGTCGATGTGTGGCATCACGCTACGCATCTGTTTACCTTTCTGAACGACGGAACCGTCGTTCCGATCAACGCTGGTTACGGTTCTACGACGGACCGATGTGGCGTGCGTCGCATTACGCAGGGCGCAGGCTCAAGCATTGGCTATCGGGAACTGTACGGCGAATGACCCAACACCCCCGCCCACACTTTCTGAACGTAGTGAAGAAAGTGTGGGTGGGGGGCTACCCCAATCCAACAACAGCATCGGGAGGTGCATATACATGAGTACCATCACTGAGGGCGACCTCACACAACTGGTTGCTGCCATCGTTACGGCGATGACAGAGGCCGACACGGTTACACCGGAGCCTGCTCCGGTGCCTGCTACTACGCAGACAAAGGCTGCCCAGAAGGCGGCTCGTACCGCTCAGAACCAGCGCACGAACCGGCAGATCAACGCTCAGTTGTCGAATGCCACGAAGGCGTTCAAGGCAGGCAATGGCACGGCGTGTGTTGCTGCTTTGCAGAAGGCTCAGGATCTGGTGCCTACGCATCTGAACAAGGATGGGTCGTTGACTTGGCAGTCAACGATGGATCGCATTGGTGCGAAGGCCCAGTCCTTCGCTGAGCAGGCTTCTGCCTGACGCCAGCGCCTTGCGCCCCGCTCTCCCTACGAGCGGGGCGTTTGGCGGTGTTGTCATGGCACCATGTGCGGGGTGTCCCGACGGGGACGCCCCGCACACTAGGGGGTGAAATGGTTTCGACCCATGTGAATACCGCATGTCGGACGCATGGGTACCGGGGTTCGATTCCCCGCACCTCCACGCAAGGAAAGCAAATCAACGCATACGGGAGGTATGTGATGCATGAATACGACCTGCTTGAGCAGGGCGACCAGAAGAAACTAGCCAAATGGGTTACCCCAGATGGGCATGTGATGATCGGCAGCGTTTCCTATGCTGCCGGGTTCGACTTCTATGCAGCGTCTGTGCGTGCAGGTGCAAGCATCGGACTCGCTCACCCCGAGGGTGCGTGGGATGAGACAGGGGGCAGTTGCCTGATTGAGTGCCCTTTGTGTGAGGCGATCCAGCATCCCGAAGGGGCACTCAACGGGCGGGTACGAGACTTTGCACAGGAGGTGCGTGATGAGAGCCATTAGTGCCACATGTGTTGAATGTGAAACCGTTGAATCCGTAGAGGTGGAGGAAGCGAAGCACGACAGGTACCTCATGCATGAGGGGCTTGTCCAGAACCTGTTTCCGAAGTTGGAGCCACAGGAGCGTGAGATTCTGATTCAGGCTGATAAGCCTTGGGGTCGCAACTCTTGGGGAACGTACTTCTGTAAGGCCTGTTGGTTGAAGTTCGATGAGTTGGACGACTGACACGCATGAGATCCATCATCTCTCTCTCTCTCATTTTGAGAGAGAGAGATGATGTGGCAATGAAACCAGAAACCAATGCACGGGAGGTGCAGATATGACAACGCTAATCAGAGATTCCTTGTACATAGGCGAGTCCCCTTGGGATGAGACTTGTGCACAGGTTGGTTCAGACATGTATCCGGTGAACGCCCGCAAGGAGTGTCAGCGGTTTATCAACCAGATTCGCAACCATTACGGTTCGGAGCCGGTGGGTGCACGCTTGTACATCAAGTCGAATCCGCATGACTTCGGTAGTTACCTGTCGGTGGAGTGCGAGTTTGCATGGGATCCGTCTGGGATCCCAGACGAGGAATGGACTCCTTCGCAGGAGTATGCCTTTGCGATTGAGGGTGACGACCTTGGTGTGTTGCAGAACTGGGATTCCGATGAGTAGCGCACGCTGCCAGCATTGTCACTTGCCCATTCATGAGATAAGGCAGGGTGTCCATGTTGATGACACGGGTGGCGATGTCTGTTGTGCGGACAAGTTCACGCAGAAGAATGAGAACGGAGAACACGAACCCACGCAAGAGCCAAAGTGGAGGTATTCAGGCGGCGATTGGGTGCTTGATGACTTCGATGAGTGGTCAGAACTCACGAAGGAACGCGACGCATACAGGGCAGATGCTGAGGCGGAACGGCATCGGAACCCTTACGCATGAGATCCACCCTTTCTCTCTCTCTCTTTTTGAGAGAGAGAAAGGGTGAGGCCGTCCGGCCAAACCAAACCATACACACGGGAGGTGTGAGCAATGAGTCACGAAATAACGATAGGTGATGCCAAC